AATGGAGAAATGGTTGATGTTACAACTAAAGATTCAAACGCATTCGTTACAAGTGGAAATGATAAAGCAAGAGATTTATTACAAGGTGGTGGAATTAGAAGTATGTCAATATCAGCAAGTGGAGTATTCACAGATTCATCAACAGAAAACATTTTAAGAGGTTTTGCGTTTGATGGAGCAATACAAAATTATGATTTAATTTTTGGTGATGGTTCAAGTGTTAAAGGTGCATTTTTGATAACAAGTTACGAAAGAGCTGGTGAGTATAATGGTGAAGAAACATATTCTGTATCATTAGAATCACATAATACAATAACTTACACTAACGCGTAATTATGATTGAATGGACAAATGGTTGGAAAGTGATTAACTTTGAATTAAATGGCGATCAACATCACGGATTCATTAAAGTAACTAAATTAAAATATATAGTTATTGAATGTAATAAAGATGTTGATTGTCGTCCATTAGATAAAATTACCCTAAATGGTCACGATAATCTTATAGTGCAAAAATTAGTTACTTCAAATAGTAAAGCAGAAATTCATTGTATAGAAGACAACAATGATGAGTTGAAGAAATCAATATCAACAAAGAAAAAACTAAAGAAAGCATTAGGAGATGACAATGAACAAATACAAGGGTGAGATAAGTCGTAAGTTTGGTGATAAAGAAAGATTATTTAGACTTACATTTGAGAACATAGTAAATATAGAACACAGAACAGGAAAGTCTGTAATGGATGTAGCAAGATCAATTGCAGAACAAAAATTCTCTTTAAGTGATATATCAGTTATTTTGCACGAGGGTCTATTAGGTGCAAAAGGTAAGTTTACACATATTGCAGTTGGTGATATGATAATACAAACTGGTTTAACAACTTCTGCTGTAACAGCAGGGGAAGTTTTAGGTACAATCTTTGCTGGGGAAGACGAAGACTCCCCAAAAGCAGAGGTGGAGAATCAAGAAGCTATTACCCCATCCAAGACTATCTAGAGATTGGATTAGGATTCCTCCATATGACACCTGAAACCTTTTGGGGTTGTAGTGTTAAAGAATTTACGTCTGCTATGGAGGGCTACAGTATGAAAGTAAACAAAGGCAAAAAATCTCAACCAGTATTAAAGGATGAGATGGAAAGTTTAATGAGGAGATTCCCTGACTAATGGCAAATCAAGCAACAATAACAGTAGAATTAAGATCCAAATCAGAAGAATTTGAGAGAAAGTTTAAGAAATCTACAGATACAGTAAAAAAGAAAACTAAAGAAATTAGTGATGCAACTAAGAAAGCTGGAACTGCGGCAGGAAAATTTCAAGATAAATTTAGAAGAGCTTCTCAATCAATAGCGGCAATACAAGGACCCTTAGGACCAGTAGCAGGTAGGCTTACTTCATTAGGAACTATTATAGGTAATGTTGGAATTAAAACAGCAATAGCAACATTATCATTTGCGGCATTGGCTTTTGGTTTAGGTAAAGCAGTTGCCGCTGGTTCTAGAGCTGAAAGACAATTTAAAAGACTATCAGGTATTTTGAAAGCAACTGGTGGTGCGGCAGGTTTAAGTTTACTTGATATAGAATCATTAGCATCAGAGATTGGTATAAATACATTAGCTAGTACACAAGAGATTAGAGATGCGGCAGGTGTATTATTAACCTTTAAATCAATTACAGGAGATACATTTAGAGAAGCTTTAAGACTATCACAAGATTTAGCTGAAATAGGTTTTGGTAGTGCTAAAAGTGCGGCAATGCAATTAGGTAAAGCATTAGAAGAACCTGAAGTTGGTCTATCAGCCTTAAGACGTGTAGGTGTATCTTTTAATGAAGATCAAAAAGAACAAATTAAAACATTTGATTTTTTAGGTGAAAAAGTTAAAGCACAAACAGTTTTATTAGGAGCTTTAAAAGGTCAAGTAGAAGATGCTGGTAAAAATGCTGCAGGTGGTTTAGCAGGTGCTTTAGATACTTTAAATGAACAATTTACAATATTTATAGAAAACAATGTAATTACACAAGGTGTACTTACAATAGTAACTGGATTAATGAGAGGTCTTAATGCAGTATTTGGTACTTTTGAGGGTACATTAAGAGGTTTAAGTGAAGTTGAATTAGATGAAGAATTAAAAAAAATAAATGATGAATTAGAAAAACAAGATAAAATATATAAATCTTTATCAATGGATATGGATTCACAATTAATTGTAAGTCAAAAAATTGATTCATTAAATAAAGAAAAAGCTATTGTAGAAGCAAGACTTACAAAAAATGAAGAAAGCAAACAGAGATCTGCGGCAAAGGCGGCTATTCTAGCAAAGAATAAATCAGGATTTGAAAAGCTACAATTAGATCAACAAAAGAAAAGAGAACTTGCATCACGTAGAGAAATAGAAGATTTAGGTAAAACAGAATTAGAATTAAGAAAACTTGCTATGGCAAGAAAAATAGAAGATGCACTATTAGCTAAAAAGATTACAGATCAAGGAGTAATAAATAAAGCCATACAAGAAGCAACACAAAATATAGATTTATTAGCAACAAGAACAGAAAGATTTAATGAGATACAAAAAGCTCTAGATGGTATAGCTGATGGTGTAGCTAAAACATTTGAAACAACTGGTAATAAAATATTTGATGCTTTTGCTAGAGGTGAAACAGGTGCTTTAAAATTTAAAGATATTTTAAGACAAGTATTTATAGATTTACAAAAAATGTTATTTCAAGTGTTAGTAATGGATAGACTAACAAAAGCTGTTAGAGAGGGAATATCAGGTAGTGGTAGTTTATCAAAATTTATTGGTGGAATGTTTATAAAAGGTGGAGCTACAACTGCTACAGAGGGTAGTCACGCATCAGGAGGAACTATACAAGCTAACAGACCATCATTAGTTGGTGAAAGAGGACCTGAGTTATTTGTTCCTGGAAGTGCTGGTGTAATTAAAAATAATGCAGATTCAAAATCAATGATGGGTGGAGGAGGAGGTGTTCAAATAACACAGAACTTAAATTTTGCTTTAGGTGTAACAAACACAGTAAGATCAGAAATAGCAAATATGTTGCCAACTATCCAACAATCAACTATATCAGCAGTAGCAGATGCTAAATTGAGAGGTGGTAAATTTGCAAAAGCATTCGGAGGATAATTATGGCAGTATTTACACCAACATACCCATTAACATTTCCAACTGTTGTTGGGGTACAAACACAAAGATTTTCATTAGTTAGAACTGTAGCAGTATCTACCAGTCCATTTACAGGTCAAGACCAAGTCGTTCAACACGAGGGTGAATACTGGACTACACAAATTAAATTTCCACCAATGTTAAAAGTAAACGCATCAGTTGTATTAGCTTTTCTTTTACAATTAAGAGGTAGGAGAGGTACTTTTAGTATAGGTGATCAAGACAGAAAAACCATACAAGGAACAGCCACAGGGACTGTCAGAGTCAATGGAGCAAGTCAAGTGGGTAATCAGGTAGCTTTAGATGGTTTTACAGCTAGTAGAGCAAATGTATTCAAAGCTGGTGATTATATACAAATAGGTTCTTATATGTATATGGTAACTGCCGATGTAAGTGCCAATGGTTCAGGTGAAGCAGATGTTAAAGTAGAACCAGCATTAAGACAAGGTATAGAAACAATAGCTAATGATGCTACTGTTACTTACACCAATGCAAAAACAATAATGAGATTAGATAATAACGAAACTGGTTGGGATACAGACCAAGTAAGTAAATATGGAATTACATTATCAGCAACAGAGGCACTATAATGAACTTTGCAGACCTTTTAAAAAAAAATTTTATATTTATACCAGTAGTAGCTTCAATATTGGTTGGGGGATTTACTTCAGTAAAGTATGTTTTAAATTTAACAACAACTATTAATGCAAGTAAGATTACTATTATTAAATTAGAAAGTGAATTATCAGTAGCAAAAAAAGAAATAACAGATATGAATACAAGATTATCATCAGCAGAAGCAACTTGGCAGATGGCAGAGAACCTTTATAGAAATCTAGCTGACCAAGTACGTGAACACTCATATGATATTAAGGATTTAAACAGATAGGATTTATGGTAAATGAAATACTTAGAAAATTATATAATTACATTTTTACTAGCAACTATAATTATAGCTGGATTAACAAGTGATGCTTCATCAAAAAATGAGTATCTTAATGAGTATGGTGCAAGATGTGGAGATTTTGAAGTAACAACAGAAAGACGTGATACTGATTATAACTATAGTGAAAATAGTACACACGAAGATGAATATGTTAGATTTACTTATAGAAAGTATTTAGGCACAGATTGTAAGACACAAAAAGAAAACGTAAAGTTAAAACAACAACTAGAATTAATGAAAATGTGTGGTAGAGTTAATGGTAATCCTACATTAAAGCATAACCCTGAATTTAATCTTTTAGTAAGTAAATGTAGAGGTATTGCTCCTACAAGTCTTGATAACAGACCTGATGATGATAACAGTCATTGGGATTTAATGAAAGATACATATAAGAAAGAAAATCCTGATGTAAAAATAATGGGTGATAAAAAAATTATGAAGAAACCATCTAAATCTTATGATATACCCTTACCTGAATGAGCTTAAGATTTAAAAAATTAATTGTTAAAATGAGAATGTGGTATGCTGATATAAGAGGTCATCACGGAAAAAGATGGGATTATGAACCTGGAGATCATTATATGGGTATGGATAAAAGTAAAAAGCATAGAAATATACCTTAGAAATATTCTAAAGTAGAAAATAAAGGTTAAAATGAAAGTAAGTGAAAATACAAATATACAATTACCTTTAAGGAATTTACTTTCTATTATTGTTGCAGTTGCAGTTGCAGTTTGGGCATACTTTGGAATTATTGAAAGACTTAATACTATTGAAACAAATGGTAAATTAATGATTTCAGATGTTAATGAAAATACTGAATTTAGAATAAAGTGGCCACGTGGAGAACTAGGCACACTTCCTGCAGATGCAGAACAATATTTATTAATTGAAAATACTTTAGTTGAAGTTGAAAAATTAACTATAAGAATTGATGATATGATGAACAACAAAGTCAATATAGAAAGATTAATTAAAGATGTTGATAAAGTCACAGAACAACTAGAAATATTAAAAGATAAGGTAAGAGCAAATGGAAAGGAACACTAGAAAAATATTAGAATATATAATTGAAAGACAAAGAAAAGAAAAACAATTAGATTTAATCAAATTAAGAAAAGAAGTTGATATTGGTGCTACAGGCACACAAAGATATAGAATTAAATATGGTCCAAACAAAGGTAAAGTATTATGATAGAAACAGTAGTAGCTTTACTTATGATTGTAAATGGCGAGATTAAAGAACATAGAATACAAGAAACGATGTCAAAATGTTTAAAAGGTAAAAGGATTGCTCAAAGAGTTTATAATGCTAATGTTCAATATCAATGTATTAAATCATTGGCAGAAACAGAAATTTATGTAGGCAAAAAATCAATTAAAAAAATAATTATTAAGGAATAAAATGGCTAGAAGTATAACAACGGCTTTTAATAATGCAATAGTTAGTCAGGTTGTAAGACCATTTTTAGCTTGTGAATTAGAATTTAGTACAGGAACATTAAGATTTTGGAATGGTTATGGAGATTTAACTATGACTGCTGGTGGTTCTTCTAATAACTTTACAGGTTTAGGTGATTTAATGAACGTAAGTGCTGTTTCAGAAAGCGATCAAGTAGAAGCTATTGGTGCAACACTAGGATTAACAGGTATTAAATCCAGTTTAATATCAGCGGCACTATCTGCAAATTATACAAATAGAAATGCCAGTATATTTTTTGGTTTATTTGATACAAGTAAATCAATAATTGCTGACGTATATACTTTATTCAAAGGTAAAATGGATATAATGAAAATTGATGAAGGACCGGAAACAGCAACTATTCAATTAAGTTTAGAAAACAGATTAATAGTTTTAGATAGACCAAAAGAAAGAAGATACACTCACGAAGATCAACAACTTAGTTTTACTGGTGATTTAGGTTTAGAGTTTGTGCCTGACTTACAAGATAAAGAAATTATTTGGGGCAAGAAAGGATCATAATGAGAATAGAAAACTGGGATACAAAGTTATCAGATTATATACAAAAACAACAATTAGTTAAATTTAGAAGAGGTAAAACAGATTGTGTTAATTTTGTTATTGGTGCTATTGAAACAATTACAGGAAAGATTGTATTTGAACAAGAATACAATTCATTAAAAGATGCTAAAAAAATAATACAAGAATTAAATAAAAAAGACTTATTAGATATAGCAAAAGATATTGCTAAAGAAAATAATTTTGAGTCTATAGGTTGTGTATATGCACAAAGAGGTGATGTTGTTTTTTTAAAAACAAATGAAGAACTTGGAGGAACTCTAGGTGTGTGTATTGGTCAGAAAAGTATTTTTAGAGCAAAAGCAGGTGTAGAAACGAGAAATACTACTACTTGTGATTATGCTTGGAGGATTGAGTAATGGGAAGTAAAACAGTAAAAACAGCATTAGTAGTTGCCGCAGTTGCTACAGGATTTGCAGCAATACCAGCAATTGGTCCATCAGGATTGGTTACAAGTATATTTGGAAGCGGTAAAGTAGCTGGTCTTGTTGGAACATTTATAGTATCTGCTGGTTCTCAACTTATTTTGGGAGCTGTAAACAAAAAATTAGCACCTGATATTAATATACCTGAAATAGGGACAAACTTACAACAAGGCACAATGGTTACAGCTAAATCAGGTGTAGCCCCACAAAGAATTATATATGGTAAAACAAGAGTAGGTGGAACTATGGTTTATGCTGAAGCTACAGGTTCTACTAATGAATTTTTACATATTATTATTACAGTTGCTGGTCACGAAATAAACAATATAACAAAAGTATTTTTCAATGAAGATGAGGTTCCATTAACACAAGATGGTTCTGACTCTAATGGTATTGGTAGATTTAATCCATCTAGTGGAAATCAATACGAGGGTAAAGCTAGAATTAAAAAACATTTTGGTGCTGATGCTCAACTTGCTGATGCTGATTTAGTAAGTGATATTTCACAATGGACAACAAATCATAGATTAAGAGGAATAAGTTATCTTTATGTAAGATTAAACTTTGATAAAGATGTTTATACTAATGGTGTTCCAAATATTACATTTGAAGTAGAGGGTAGAAAAGTATTTGACCCAAGAAGTAGTGCAACAGCTTTTTCCACTAATCCAGCTTTATGTATTAGGGATTATTTATTAAATGCAAGATTTGGTTTAGAAGCAGATGCAACTGAAATAAATGATACAAACTTTTCAGCAATAGCAAATACTTGCGATGAAAATGTTACTATTACTAATCCATCAGGTACAGAAAAAAGATTTAGTATGAATGGTACATTTAACTTAGATAAATCACCGAAAAGCATTTTAGAAAATATGCTTTCTTCAATAGCAGGACATTTAACATATTCCAATGGTCAATTCAAATTAAGACCAGCAGTATTTGAAACAGCAAGTGTAACACTAGATGAAGAACATATTAGAAGTGGTATTACATTAAATACAAGAATATCTAAAAAAGAATTGTTTAATGCTGTTAAAGGTCTTTATTCAGAACCAGCTAATAATTATCAACCACAAGATTATCCAGTATTAACAAATTCTACATTTGAATCAGAAGATAATTCAGAAAGAATATTTGGTGAGTTTAATTTTCCAATGACAACATCTTCTCATACTGTTCAAAGATTAGCTAAAATACAGTTGTTAAAAGCAAGACAGCAAATAAGTTTTACAGCTACATTTAATTTAAAAGCATTCCAATTAGATATTGGAGATACAGTACAAATTACAAATAGTAGATTAGGATTCACAAATAAAACTTTTGAAATCTCAAATTGGGCATTTGCAATGGCTGGAGGTTCAGATGCTCCAATACCAACTGTATCGTGTGAATTTAGAGAAACTGCTAGTGCTGTATATGATTTTGCAACAAGTGATTATTCTACTGTATCAAGTGGTAAATCAACAAACTTACCTAATGCAACTACTGTATCAGCACCACAAGCTATTACATTAACAGATGAACTTGTAGCTTATAACGATGGTACTGTAATTGTAAAATTAGTAATAGTATTAACAGCTCCAACTGATAACTTTACAGATATATTTGAGGTGGAAGTTAAGCAAGATACAGATGCTGATGGTACTGCTGTAAGTCCTGCTGATACTTTTAAATTAATTGGTAGAGGTGCTAGAACTAAATATGAGTTTTTAAATGTAATTGATAAAGCTACTTATTCTGTTCGTGCTAGAGGTGTAAATATCTTTGGTGTAAACTCATCATCTATTACAGCAAGTAGGAAAATTATTGGACAAATAGCACCCCCTGCAGATGTAGAAAACTTTGCTTGTAATATAGTTGGAAAAGAAGCTCATTTAAGTTTTGACCCTGTTCCTGATTTAGATTTATCACATTATAGAATTAACTATAGTCCATTAACTACAGGTGCTGAATGGCAAAACTCAATTGTATTAGTAAAGAAATTATCAAGACCAGGTACTTCAATTGTAGTGCCAGCAAAAACAGGTACATACTTAATCAAAGCAGTAGATAAACTTGGTAACGTATCTATTAATGCAACTAGTGTTGTAACACAAATTACTACAATTGGTGATTTTACAAATCTTTTAACAGATAATCAAAATCCTAATTTTCTTGGAACAACAGATGATACTGTAGTAACAGTATTAGAAGACGGAGCTAAAGCCATTATATTGAAAGGTAATCAACTTTTTGATGATGTATCAGGTAATTTTGATTCTATAACATCAACCTTATTTGATGGTGGGGAAAATGCTACAGTAAAATCATCAGGCACTTATGCTTTTTCAGATACTATTGATGCTGGAGCAATTGTAACTACACAAATTACAGCTACATTAGAACAACAAGTAGTAGATAGAGCTAGAATATTTGATTTTATATCAGGTGATTTTGATGATCAACCATCTAACTTTGATGGTGATGCTAATACTAATTGTTCATCTGAGCTACAAATATCTGTTTCTGATGATAATTCAACTTTTTCAACATTTCAAGATTTTACCATTGGTGATTATACAGGTAGATACTTTAAATTTAGAGTATTGCTAACATCAGATAATGGAACTGCTACACCTATAGTAACAGCAGTTGGTGTGGTTTTAAGATTAGAAGCATTTATTAACTCTCAAAATGATATAGCTTCAGGTGCAACTACAAAATCAGTAACTTATCCAAGAGCTTATAGATTAGGAAATAGTATTGCTATTACATTATCTATTCAAAATATGTCTTCAGGTGATAAGTATGCTATTTCAAATAAATCAACTACAGGATTTGATATTGCTTTTCAAAATAGTGGTGGATCAGGAGTATCAAGAACATTTGATTATCAGGCAAAAGGAGTATAATATATTGTTGATTATAAAAACAACTGATGATATAGGATAAGTTATGGCACAACACGATTATATTATTGCGAATCAGGGTTTTCCATCTTTTAGAAGCGATCTAAACAGTGGTCTATCTGCTATAGTAACAAATAATAGTGGTGCTTCAGAACCATCAACTAAATATTCAGGTATGATTTTTGCTGATACTAATACATCAAACAAAATAATTTTTAAATATTATAATGGAACAGCTTTTGTATCTGTGTTTGAAGTAGCAACAAATGCGGCAACAGCATCTATACCATCAACAGTAAATATAGAGGGGGAAAGCGATCCAAATGCAATTCCTTTCGCAATAGCTTTAGGAGGCTAATAAACAATGGCAAATAATTTTCTATCAACAGAAGTAACTTTAGCAAATGGTAATGAAACAGATATTGTTACTACAACAGCAAATAAACAAATTCTTATTGGCTTTACTGCCGCTAACAAAACTACAACAGCATTAACATTAACTGTTAAAATGAACGATGGTTCAAGTGATTTTGTAATAGTAAATGCAGTATCAATACCACCAAACTCAAAAATTGAAATTTTAAAAGGTAAATTTGTATTAGGCGCAGGATATAAATTAAAAGCCACATCTAGTAATGCTTCAGGACTTGTTGATATTATAATGGGCTTATTAACTGACGTATCATAAGGAGTAATTATGAAAGAAATTGATGATGTAGTTTATGTCGGTCAAGAAGTTGGTATAGATAACGTAGATTGTTATCACAAAAAAGATTTAAAAAGAAATGTGTTTATAGATGGTAATTCTAATGCAGTATTTGCAGGACCATTTACAGTTTCAGGTACATTAACAATAGCTTCAGGAGCAACAGTAGTAATAGTATGAGTAAGATAGAAGTAAATACAGTAGATGTACAATGTGGATCAACTTTAACTTTAGGGTCAGCAGGTAAAACAGTTGCTATTGCATCAGGTGCTTCTACAAGTGGTATGGGTCGTACTGGTACAGTAGATTGGTGTACAACAGCTAAAACCAGTCCATTGACAGCAGTTAGTGGTAAAGGATATTTTATAAATACAACAGGGGGTTCAGTTACAGTTACCTTACCTAGCTCACCAACAGCAGGTGATATTATTGCTATTGCTGATTACACAAATACTTTTCAAACAAATGCAGTAACTGTTGGAAGAGGTGGTTCTAAAATTGGTGGAGTATGTGCTAATGCAAGTTTAGAAACACAAGGTCAATCAGTAACTTTTGTTTATGTAGATGCAACAGAGGGTTGGAAAAATATACAAGATTCAACATCAAATGTAACAGGTGAAACTTTTTTATCAGCATCAGGTGGAAACGCAACAGTAACTTGTGGTAATTTTAAAACACACATTTTTACAGGATCAGGAACTTTTACAGTAAATTCTATTTCAGGATCATCTTCAAATAATAATGTAGATTATCTAGTTGTAGCAGGTGCTGGAGGTTCAGGAACAGGAAGTGGTGGTGGAGGTGGTGGAGGAGCTGGAGGATTTAGAGTATCTAATAGTTTAAGTTTACCAGCACCAACAATGTCACCATTAGTAAGTCCAACTGGTTTGCCAGTTACAGCAACAGGTTATCCAATAACTATTGGTGCTGGGGGTGCAGGATCACCAAATGGATCAGCTGTTTCTAATAATGGAACAAATTCAGTTTTTAGTACAATAACATCTGCTGGAGGTGGAGGAGGTGGAGCTTATAATCCAGCTTTAGGTTTAAATGGTGGTTCAGGAGGTGGAGGTGGTGATCCTGATAGTCCTCCATCAAATGCAGGAGGTTCAGGTAATACTCCAGGAGTTAGTCCACCACAAGGTAATAATGGTGGTTCAGGTTCACCTCCAGGAGGAAGTGATACCCCACAAGCAGGTGGTGGTGGAGGAGGTGCAGGTGGTGTAGGAACAGCAGGAACACAACCAAGTACAGGAGGTGCAGGAGGAGTAGGTTCATATGTTTCAAATTCATTTATAAGTCCAGCCGCACCAAGTTATGGAACAGCAGGTCCAGTTTCAAGTGTAAGATACTTTGCTGGAGGTGGAGGTGGAAGTGCCGCAAACAATGCTGGAGCAGGAGGTGCTGGAGGTGGTGGTGCTGGGTCAAGTGGAACTGGTAATACAGGAACAGCAAATACAGGTGGCGGAGCAGGTGGTGCAAAAACTGATCCTGATGTTGCTAATAGAAGTGGTGGATCAGGAATAGTAATGATTAGATATAGATTTCAATAAGGATTAAATTATGACAAGTACAATTAAAGTAAATACAATAACATCGTGTGGTTCAACACTCACAATAGGCGGAGCAGGTAAAACTGTTTCTATTGCCTGTGGAGCAACTACATCAGGAATGGGTAGAGCAGGAGCAGTTGATTGGTGTGCAACTATTTATACTAACAGTCCAGGAACTGTAACTGGTGTAAGTGGTAAGGGTTATTTTTTGAATACTACTTCAGGTGCAATAACAATAAATTTACCATCTTCCCCATCAGTTGGAGATATAATTTCAATAAAAGATTATGCTAATACTTTTGATACTAATAAAACTACAATAGGAAGAGGAGGATCAAAAATATATGGTACTTGTTTAGATGCAGAATTAACAACAGAGGGTCAAACTGTAACTTTGATTTATGCAGATTCAACAAAAGGTTGGATAAATGTTCAGAATGATACAACAGTTCAAGGAAGTCAATTTTTGACTGCAACAGGTGGAACTATTACAACAAGTGGTGATTATAAAATACATACTTTTAATGCAGATGGAAACTTTGTAGTTTCAGGAGTAGGTCCAGCAGGAGTAGGAAATAAAACATCTTATTTGGTAGTAGCAGGTGGAGGAGGTGGAGCAGGTAATCCAGGAACTTCTGATGGTTCATCAGGTGGAGGAGCAGGAGGTTTTAGAGAGGGTAAATGCTCTAGTGACCCATATACAGATAGCCCTTTAGATTCAGGTACAGCTTTAACAGTTACAGCGCAATCATACCCAATTACAGTTGGAGGCGGTGGAACTGCTGGACCAGCTACTCTTTATGGAGGAAAAGGTAATAATTCAATTTTTAGCTCAATAACATCTACAGGTGGTGGAGGTGGTCAATACCCAGCACCACCTTATGCACCAGCAACTAATAGAAATGGTGGTTCAGGTGCAGGTGCGGCCGCATCAGGTAATGCTTCAGCAAATCAAGTTGGAACTGGTAATCAACCACCAGTATCTCCTGCACAAGGAAACAATGGTGGAAATTATATAAGTGATGGTGCCAGTGCCGCAGGTGGTGGTGGTGGAGCAGGTGCTGTTGGAAGTAATGCTCCAGGACCTACAGTAGGAGGTGCTGGTGGTGCAGGAGCAACAACTTCTATCAATGGATCACCAGTACAAAGAGCAGGTGGTGGAGCTGGTGCTACATATCCAAATGGAACAGGTGGTACTGGTGGAGCAGGTGGTGGAGGTGATGCAGGTGGATCACCAGGAAATCCAAATCCAGGAGGTCAATCAGCAACAGCTAATACTGGAGGTGGAGGTGGTGCTAGTAGAGCTACTCCAAGTGCGCCAACTTCAGGAGGTGCAGGTGGATCAGGCGTAGTAATTATAAGATACAAATTTCAATAGGTAATTTATGAGTGAACTTAAAGTAAATAAAATCACTCCAAAAACTGGCACAACAGTACAGTTGGGAGAATCAGGAGATACAATAACAATACCAGCAGGTGCTACATTAACTAATAGTGGTACAGCAACTGGCTTCGGTTTATCTTTTTGCACGACTGTTAAAAGTTCTCCATTCACAGCAACAGCTAATAAAGGTTTTTTAATTAATACAGGATCAACAGTTACAGTAACTTTACCAGCTTCACCAAGTGCTGGTGATGAATTAATAATTGTAGATCAAACAGGTCAAGCGGCAACAAACAATATAACACTTGCTAGAAATGGAAGTAAATTAAAAGGTGGTTGTATTGATGGAACAATAGAAATTAATAGAGGTGGTTTAAGATTAGTTTATTCAGGAGCACCTCAAGGTTGGATTACAGCAACAGCAGGTAATGACGCAACAGCAGTCACAGAAAAATTTGTTACAGCAAGTGGTGGTGCAGTAACTACGAGTGGAAATTTTAAAATACATACATTTACATCAGACTCAACATTTACAGTAACTTGTGGTGGAAATCCAGGAGGGTCAAACACAGTTTCTTATGTAGTAGTTGCAGGTGGTGGTGGTGCAGGTGGTGATGGTGGAGGCGGAGGTGGTGCTGGTGGTTATAGAGAGGGTTTAGGTTTAAATGATTCTTTTACAGGTTCACCATTAAGAAGTCCAACAGGTGTACCAGTTTCTGCAAGTCCAGGAAGTTATCCAATTGTAGTAGGAGGTGGAGGTGCTGGAGGTTCACAACCAGCAACAGGAGCAGTAGGAAGTAATTCAAGTTTTTCAACAATAATATCAGCAGGTGGTGGTATAGGTGGTGGAAGAGGTGCGGCAGGAAATGGTGGTTCAGGTGGAGGTGGACAAAGAGGTTCACCACAAACAGGTGGCACAGGAAACACACCCCCAGTTTCACCAGCACAAGGAACTAATGGTGGTAATGGTGGTCCACCGAATGGTGGCGATGGTGGAGGTGGTGGTGGTGGTGCTACAGTTGCAGGTTCAGTAAATGCTACTTGTTGTGGAGGTGCAGGAGGTGCAGGCGCAACTTCCGTAATTAATGGAACTCCAACTGCAAGAGCAGGTGGCGGAGGAGGTGGAGCAACACCTGCCCCATCTACAAAAGGTGCTGGAGGTGCAGGAGGTGGAGGTAATGGTTCAGGTTGTGGAACTTCAGGAAATGCAACATCTGCTACAGCTAACACTGGAGGTGGTGGAGGAGGATCATCAGGTGGTCCTGGAATACCAGTTACTGCAGGTGGATCAGGTGGTTCAGGTATCGTAATAATTAGATATAAATTCCAATGACAACTATAAATGTAAATAAGATAACTCCAGGAAGTGGAACATCAACTGCTTTAGGAGAAAGTGGAGATACATTTACTATTCCAGCAGGAGTAACTTTTTCTAATTCAGGTTCATCAAATTTAGGTGATGCTTTATCATATTGTACAACAACAAAGTCAGCTTCATTTACAGCAGTTGCAAACAAAGCATATTTTGTAAATACATCTGATGGAACACCTTTTTTAAATTATGCAACAACAGTAGCTTCAGGAACTTTATATGTAACTGGCGGAACTGGTAATGCTTATTTTTTAGGTGGTTCAAGAAATATGGCTTTGACATTATTAAAAGGTAGAACATACAGATTTACACAATCTGATAACACAAATGATGGACACCCTTTAATAATTTCAACATCAAATTCAGGAACACTTTCAACTTTTATTGCAGGTATAGTTTCATCAGGAGTAAGTTATTATTTAGATGGAGCAAGTAATCAAACTAATTATATTAACACTACACCTTTTAATGCGGCAACAACTAGATACATAGAATTTAAACCATCAGCAACAGGAACATATTATTTCGGTTGTTATATTCACGGAATAGGAATGGGTGGTGCTATTACATCACAAGAATTAACAGTTACTTTACCAAGCAGTCCAGCAGTAGGAACAGAAATGTTAATCATTGATTCTACTGGTGATGCTTCAACAAACAATATTGTTATAGGTAGAGGAGGTTCTAAAATAAAAGGTGCTTGTGTTGATCCAAAATTAAAAACAGATAGAGTTGGAGTAAGATTAATTTATTCAGATGCTAGTCAAGGTTGGGTTACAGTTACTAGTGCAAATGAAACTGCACCAACATTAAATACAACACCTGATTATATTGTTGCAACTGGTGGTACAATTACAAATTCAGGAGATTATAGAATACACACATTTACAGGTGATGCTAATTTTGTTGTATCTACTGCACCAACACCAGGAAATAATGCTGTATCTTATATGGTCGTTGCAGGAGGAGGTGGAGGAGGCTCTAATCACGGAGGAGGTGGAGGTGCTGGTGGATTTAGAGAGGGTACTTTATCAACTGATCCTTATGCACCAAATAAATCACCTTTAGCATCTACTCCATTAACTGTATCTGTATCAACAACTTATCCTATAAGTGTAGGAGCTGGAGGTAATGGTGCAACTGTACCGAGTCCTTATGCAGGAGCAACAAATGGCAGTACCTCAACATTTTCAACTATATCATCTGCTGGTGGTGGCAGAGGTGGTACAAGACACGATGGTTCAAATTCAGGATACCAAAATGGTCAACCTGGAGGTTCAGGAGGAGGTGGTGGTGGAGAAACAGCTACTCCTGCAGGAAGTGGTGGTAGTGGAAACCAACCCCCTGTTTCACCTGCACAAGGTAATAATGGTGCAAGTATGGCTAGTCCTTACTGTGGTGGTGGAGGTGGTGGAGCAACCTCTGCAGGAACTAATATAGGAGGTGGTAATGCAGGTGGCGCAGGAGGAAATGGTGCTGGTACAGCTATAAATCCAGCAGTAGGTACTTCAGGACCAAGTGGTTCATTAAAATATTTTGCAGGTGGTGGTGGTGCTGGTAGAAATCCAAGTAGTGCAAATGGTGGATATGGAGGTGGTGGATCAGGTTATCCTTATGCAACTCCTGGAAATAATGCATTCAAAGGTACAGCAAATACTGGTGGTGGCGGAGGTGTTATATATGGATGTGGTCTTGCCGCAAATCAAGCAGGTACAGGTGGTTCAGGAGTAGTAGTAATTAGGTATAAATATCAATAAAATAAATATTGATTAAACATTAAAAAAACGATATAGGAGAAAGATATGGCACATTATGCAAAATTAGGAATTAATAGTAAGGTAATAGCAGTACACGTTGTTGCTGATTCAGACTGTCAAAATGCTGATGGTATTGAAGATGAAGAAGTAGGAAGACAGTTTTTGGAAAATATCCATAACTGGCCTCTTTGGAAAAAAACATCTTACAATACACAAGGCGGACAACACAAAGATGGTGGAACAGCTTTAAGAGGTAACTATGCTGGTATAGGTATGACTTATGATGAAGATAATGATATTTTCATTAATAAGAAACCTTATACAAGCTGGGTATTAAATGTATCAGAAGCTAGATGGCAATCACCAATAGGTGATGCACCTGCATTATCAGAAGCAGAAGAAGAAACACACGTTTATAATTGGAATGAAACAGATCAAAGTTGGGATAAAGAAGAACAATAATCTGAATTAATTTATGGAAAAGGTGGTACTTTCAGAAATAGATATTATTACTGGAACAATTGATTGTCCAAAAGGTTTTGAAATAAATCGTGATAAGATTAAAAACGATATAATTACATCATTTATAAATCAAGAAAGAATAAGTAATAATGAAAAAAATTATTCTTATAATGATTATAAAGTACCTTTCTCACAACCCCTACAATGGTTTAAAGATTATTTAAGAGATCATTTTAAATTAGAACATAATAAAACATTAATACCAAAATTAGACTTTGGAATTATTCTAGAAAAAAAACAGAAATCACATACAAGAAATTTAGTAGAACCTTTAGATTTATTACACGCACCTGATTATACTTGTATATATGGTGTAGATATTGATGATGAAGAACAACTAGAAGTAGTAATACTTTATGATGATAACAGACGAGTTAATAGAACTTGGCATTTACCTTTACAAAATAATGGATATATAATATTTCCTAGTACGCAAAGATTTTTTATAAATGAAAGTAAATCAAGCAAACTACAAAGTATATTAATATCAACTTATGAATATATCTAATTACTATTGGTATTTTCAATCAGCTATACCCACAAGAATTTGTGATATGATAGTCCAATATGGCAAATCAGAAAAAGAAAAAGAAGTTATGGCTATAACAGGTGGTTTTGGTAGGGATAGAGATTTATCTAAACAACCTCTTAACAAAGAAGAAATAAAAGATTTACAAAAAAAAAGAGATTCTAACATTATATGGATGAACGACAGATGGATTTATAAAGAAATACAACCTTATATACATCAAGCTAATAAAAATGCTGGTTGGAACTTTGAATGGGATCATTCTGAGTCTTGTCAATTTACAATTTATAAAAAAGGTCAATATTATGATTGGCATTGTGATGGTTGGGATAAACCATATATGGAAGATGGTCCAACAAAAGGTAAAATAAGAAAATTATCTGTTACAGTAACATTAACAGACCCTAAAGAATATGAGGGTGGTGAATTAGAATTTGATTTAAGAAACGAAGACCCTGATAAAAAACCCAATATGAGAACGTGTACAGAAATATTACCTAAAGGTTCTTTAGTTATATTTCCTAGTTTCGTATGGCATAGAGTTAAACCAGTAACAAAAGGAGAAAGGAACAGTTTAGTCATTTGGAATCTTGGCTATCCGTTTAAATAATATGAATGATATAAAACAAGGAGGCAGTAATAAACCAAAAAATCACGTTGATTTTAAAAGTGAGTTTTATTTTCAAACTCCAATATGGGTAGCACAAGCACCTATGTTTATCAAAAAACTTATGCCGATTACAGATAAGTATATTAAGAAAGCAGATAAACTACAAAAAGAAACATTAAAGAAAGAACCTAAATGGAAAAAAAGTTTAGGAGATTTTGGTTTATCAAAACATAGTGAAACATTTTCTAATGATCCAAAAGTAAAAGAGTTTGTAGATTTTTGTGGTGCTAGAAGTTTTGAGTTTTTAGATTGGCAAGGTTTTGATTTAAAAAATCATAGCTTACACTTTACAGAATTTTGGGTACAAGAATTTAGTAGAAAAGGTGGAGGTCATCACGATACACACGTTCATTGGAATCAACACGTATCAGGTTTTTATTTTTTAGATTGTTCTGAAAAAACATCTGTACCAGTAATACACGATCCACGTATGGGCGCTAGAATGACAAAACTACCACAAAAAGATGCTAGTAAAATTACACTAGCAAGTGAGCAAATACATTTTAAAATACAACCTGGAACTATGATTATAATTCCTGGATACTTACCACACCAATATATTGTTGATAATGGTTTAGATAGATTTAGATTTATACATTGGAATATAAAAGCAGTAGAAACTTCTATATCTAAAGAAAAGAGCATTAAATGAGTTTTAAAAAAAATAAATACTGTGTAATAAAAGAAGCTGTTCCAAAAGACATAGCTACATTTGTTTATAATTATTTCATAATGAAAAGACAGGTAGCTAGAACATTATTTGATGAAAGATATATATCTCAATTTACAGATGAATGGGGAACGTGGACAGATCAACAAGTACCAAATACTTATTCTCATTATGCAGATGTGGCTATGGAAACTTTACTTATAAGAACCCTACCAATAATGGAAAAGAAAACAGGACTTGAATTAAATCCTACTTATTCATATGCAAGAATATATAAAACTGGCGATATATTAAAAAGACATAAAGATAGATTTAGTTGTGAAATATCTACAACACTTAATTTAGGTGGTGACCCTTGGTGTATATATTTAGAACCTAAAAAAAATGTAGGAATACCTGATGGTAAAAAAATAACTACAACCAGTAATAACAAAGGAACTAAAGTTGTTTTGAAAGCAGGGGATATGTTAGTTTATAAAGGTATGGAATTAGAACATTGGAGAGAAGAATTTCAAGGAAATGAGTGTGCGCAAGTGTTTTTACATTATAATGACAAAAATTCAAAAAACGCAGATAAAAATATATATGATAGAAGAAAGCATTTAGGTCTTCCATCTTACTTTAAACAATGATAAAGGATAAACTGGTAGGAGAGTTACCACATACCACCAACTCTCCTGCCGTATTATGCAAAAATCAGTATTAATTTGTATTCCTAGTTTTGATCAAAAAATACATCTACAAACAATTTCAAGTATAATTCAAGTCAGAGATACCTTAATGCAAGCAGGTATTGGTTGCGGTATGATATGGTTAAGAGATAGTCTTATATCTAGAGCAAGAAATAAACTTGTAGATGCTTTTCTAAAAGATAAACAAAATACTCATCTATTTTTTATAGATGCTGACATTATATTTAACCCACAAGAATTTATTAGAGTTTTACTATTTGATAAACCAATAGTTACAGCTCCATACCCATTAAAAAACGAAAGACCAATAGAACAAGGTGATGCTAGTAGAGGTTATTGCTTTAATTTTCCATTAGGTAAATGCGATTTAAAAAATAATGAAAAAGGTTTTAAAGATGTAAATTATGCAGGTACAGGATTTATGTGCATAGAAAGACATGTATTTGAAATACTTATTAAAGAATATCCTGAAATAGAATATCAATCAGATATAGTAGCTAAGATTGGTGAAAAGTATGAAACACAATCAGTAAAAGGTACTAAAGAATATGCTTTCTTTGATTGCGGTATTCAAGGAAAAGGTATTTTGAAAGATGAGGAAAATACAAAAAGATATTTAAGTGAAGACTATTATTTTTGTGCATTGTGGAAACAACTTGGTGGCGAAATATGGACTGATTTAACATCTAACTTAAAACATATAGGATTGAAAGATTACGAAAGAGAACCTATACTAAAAGTTAAAACTAAAGAAAAAAATGACTGATGAATCTATTTGGGAAAAAGTTTTGCCACAATTAAGACAAGTTGGTGGTAGTCACTATAAAAACTTTAAGATACAACCTTATGAGTTTATATCTAAAAACAACCTATCATTTTTTCAAGGTTGCGTTGTAAAGTATGTTTGTAGGTATTTATTTAAAAATAAAATAGAAGATTTAGAGAAAATAATCCATTATTGTCAATTAGAAGTTAAAAAACTAGAAGATGAAGAAATGGATAACAAGTATAAGAAAAAATAGCGTTTAAACGGACAGAGATATGGTTTTTTTTGCGATTAACATAATTTTAAGTAAAAGGTACTGCCAATGACAAAAAGAAGTTCATATGGGGTAGTAATTACATATGAAAAGAAATATAAAGGTACAAGCATAGGTAGAAACCCAAAGAGTAAAAAAACTATGAATAAAAGTAAAAGAAGAACGTGGAAAAAATATAGAGGTCAAGGTAAATGAGAAAAATAGGAATTAAAAGAAAAAAAACTACAACTACAGTAGCATATACTGCCCATCAAAGGATTGATGATCACGAAAAGCTGTGTAGAATTATGCAAGAAATGACTAACAAAAAAATTGACAGACTTGAGAAAATAGTTATGACTTCAACAGGAATGCTTATATTTGGAATGTCAACAATCATATACAATATACTATTATAGGGGGCTATAATGCAACTTTCAAAACACTTTAAATTAGAAGAATTTACAAAATCAATGACTGCAACTCGTAAGGGTATTGATAATACTCCTGGATCAGGAGATATAAAAAACTTAGAAAATCTTTGTTATCTTATATTAGAAAAAGTAAGGGCAAAATTTGACAAAGCAGTAACCATAACATCAGGATATAGATCAGAAGCTCTTTGTGAAGCTATAGGGTCTAAAAAAACATCGCAACACGCAAAAGGACAAGCAGTTGACTTTGAAATAAATGGAGTTCCAAATATCAAGGTAGCATATTGGATTCAAAACAATTGCGATTTCGATCAACTCATACTAGAATATTTTGATCCTAATGATGGTTCTAAAGGTTGGATTCATTGTAGCTATAATGAGCAAGGCGAAAACAGAAAACAAGTCCTAAGATTTGATGGAAAGAAATATGATAACGGACTTCCTGATATGAAATGGGAAAAAGGTCAAGTCGTAGAGTAAATTTGCAATTTCAATTATAGATTGATATACCTCTAATACAACTAGGAGGAAATATCTATGTGGTTTAGCGCAGTAAAATTAGCAGTTCAAGCTGGTAGTCATATTTATAAAAATAAACAAAAAACAAAAATGTTAATGGCTGATGCACAAATGCGTCACGCACAAAAAATGAGTGTTGGGGAAATAGAATACTCAGGTAAGGTTCTAGAAAATAATCAAAAAGACTGGAAAGACGAATTTATTTTAATTTTACTCTCGGTGCCAATCGTTATGTTGGGATTTTCTGTTTGGTCAGATAACCCTGAGCATATGGAAAAAATGAAATTGTTTTTTGAGTATTTTGGCAATATGCCTTTTTGGTATCAATCAATTTTTGTTGGAGTGATAGCAAGTGTATATGGTTTAAAAGCTACTGATTTAATTAAACGTAAATAATTTATGAAATGGATTCTTGTTATGAGCTTATGTTCTTTTGCACATCAAGATTGTCAACCAATTCCTAAAAATGGTTTTTTATATAATGATTGGAGTACCTGTATGGAAGTTGGATATATTTCATCAATTAAAATCTTAAATGATATTGGAAAGGATAAAGTCAACAAACATCAAATTGGCACTCAGATAATGTGCTATAAAACACAAGGAGCAGTATGAAAGTAATCGCTATTGGTGATTTACATGACTCACCTCATATAAGAAATAAATCAAGATTTAGATGGATAGCAAAACATATAAGAAAAGTTAAACCTGATGCAGTAGTTCAAATAGGAGATATGATAACTTTAGATAGTTGCACTTATTATATTGCTGATGATACTTATACTGCAAGAATAGAAAAACCTACCTTTATGAAAGAGATGCAATCTTTTGATGAAGCCTTAGAAGAATTTGCATATGGCTTAAAAGATACTAAGGTAAAAAAATATTACACCTTAGGTAATCATGAAAAGAGGATGTGGAGATACGAAGATAAAAATCCTACCTTTTATGGTATGTGTCAAAAAGAATTTTATGGAATATGCAAGAAATATAAATGGGATGTAATTCCATGGGGCGAGTATCTAATGTTAGGTGGAGTAGGTTTTATTCACGCACCAATCAATCCTATGGGCAAAGAGTATGGTGGTGAAGCTAGTGAAAGACAAATTGCCAACAAGTCCAAAATAGATATTGTTTTTGGTCATAGTCATAGGGCGCAAGATAATAGAGTTCCAAAAATTAGCCCTGTCAAAAATGACTTCACTAGAGTTTTAAATCTAGGTTGTGCATTACCTGATAATCATATTGAAAATTATGCTAAACATAGTCTTACTGGTTGGACATATCAAATATGTGAATTAGAAATTTGGGATAATCACATAATGGAAGTAAATAATATCTCAATGAAACAACTTCAAAAATTATATGGGTAATTATGAAACTTCCAGCAACAATATATTTAGGTCATAGAAAACTTAAAGTAAAAGAAATTTCTAGCAAGATAGCAGATAAAGATGGAGTATATGGGGACTTTGATTCTGCAAAAGATATTATTAGAATTGATAAGACTCTTAAAAGTCCAAAAAAATTAAATACATTGATACACGAAATAGTACACGCAATACTAGATCACTTTAATGCTGAGCTTAAATTAAAAGATGAAGAAAAGGTTTGTGAGGTTTTGGGTAGTGGATTAACAGATTTACTGTTCCAAAATCCTAAGTTAATCAAGTATATTAATGATGTTTACAATACTAATAAAAAAAAGTAAGATTATATAAAAACCTCCCTTAGGTAACTTCCCCCATAACTTTTAGCTATGGGGGTTTTTTATTATAGCTTTATTGTTTTTTATTTATGATATATCTAGCTGAACTTTCTTCAGTTATTCGCATATCTTTCAAAATCTTCATATGTTCATATTTATCTCTAGCTGTTTCATATTCTACTTCAGCTACAAATAAACCTTTTATATGTTTTTCATATTCTTCACTAGCAATTGCATTTGTTTTAGCATCTGCGTGACTCATACCTTGATCTCTAAATCTTTTTATTAATCTATTTAAAACAATGGTTTCAAAGTATTTAAACTTCTTAAACATTTTATTTTTTAAAACTTTATTTTCAGAAGCTGTTTCTAGTTCTGCATAAGTTTTATCTGTATCTAGTATGTATGTATGATTTTGTTTACTCATCTTATCTCCTTTTTTTTAGTTAAGTCACAGAAGCCCTACACTAAAACAATTAGTTTGTAATACTATCTATGTTTTTTTAATTAAAGCTAATATCTATTCTTTTCTTTTACTATATCAACCTTAATTATTTCTCGTGTTAGCTCTTTATAATCTCTATTCAATTTACTTGCGTTGAGATTAATACCGCCATGCTTAACAACTTCTTGAACATAATTGTTATGCGTCTTATCAAGAGCTTCAACGAGTTTTCTCATTTGCTCGTTTAACATATTCTATAGTTATCCTTACTCCTGCTGGGCTTGACTTTGACACTTCGTTATAAAGTTTTTTATAATCATCGTCAGTTTCCCATTCCAAGTCTTTAATTAGAACATCCCCTTTCCATATCCTTAATAAATACTTGTTCATAGATATATATAACAAATATCGTATAAATTGCAAATTAAGGGGCTAGGGCTACTATATGACTAATTTACGATTCGATAGTCTAAAAAAGGGTGTAGCCCTAGAGATACCACTCTGATGATACTCTAAAATGGAGCATCATTGTTGTCAACTTGTTTTTTTGGTTGCCAAGGATTATCAATTTTAAAATAAGGATTTGGTTTTCCCTCTTTATTGACAGCATTTCCAAAAAAAGCGAAGTCATATGTTCCAGCTTTGATAACTATATCCTGCTCTATTTTTACACCATTTTTCTTAAACGTAGGTGCTTTAGGATTGCTAGTTTCATTTTGAAACATATTGAAAAATATTGCTTTTTCTAACATATTGTTTCCTCCTTTCTATTAATATTGGTTTAAAGTTATTATTAATTCTATAGACTCAATCACTACTATTGCTCCTAATTCTACTGCTAGTATTGTATGATATATATGCCAAACAATATCTCTTGATTTTGCTTTCATATTATACTTCAAAATCTGATTGATTTTTTCTTACAATATCCCAAGGGTCAACAGTAAATTTTATGTGTTTACCTGTTTTTTCATTAACACTACAAGGAACGTAAGTATTTTTAAGATCATATAAGTATCTACCAATACCCCAAGCAACTCCTGCTCGTTTTAATGAATCTGATATTCCTCCCTTGTCAGCTTCAAAGTTAGTATCACCAGCACCATCTGATCTCCATATCCACAATGAGTACTCATCAAATTTTAAACCTAGACTACAAATTGTTTTTGATCCGTAAACAGTATGACTACACTGCCAGTTAGCACCCATAACTTCTGATAACCTATCCTGTACTTGTCTTACAGAAATATAAGCAAGTGCTAGAGAAAACCATTTACCATTTTTGGTAGATTTAAAAGTTCTTCCTGGTCGCCAACTTACCTCATTGTTAGGAAAGTGTTTTGATAGTTCATAAAGTTTTTTATCTATTATTTCTTGTTTATTATCGTTTGCCATTGTTTTCTTGCCTCCTCTTTCTGTTTAGTATTAAAATAATAATCATCTGTATTTAACGGAGTAATCATTACTGCTTTTTCAATAGTATCACATATTTTTAAATAGTTTTCAATATTCTTAAATACATTTATACATTCATTGAAACCTTGTTCTACCTCACCTTGCATTATATCAGCATAAAAATATTTCTTAGGTGTAGCATATAGAATAGAAGTTTTTTTATTATACAACTTAGAGTATAGACATTGTTGTCTAACGTGACTCAAACTAGGTTTACTGGGACATCTTAATGTAGCTTTTGTATCTACAATTAAATCTTTAAAACCAAAGTCAGTATAAGAAACTATAGGGTATTCTAATCCATACTCTTTGCCCTCAACAAATCTTTTACCTTGATAATCCTGTATTTGAGTAAGCTGTCTATCCTGTAGTGCTTTTTTAAATTGTTTTGCAATCTCAATAGAATTAAAAACCTCGTCTTGATTATAAGCATATTTATTTCTTTTAAAGTGCCAGTCAGTTATATCTTCTACAGTTTTATGTTCTTTAAACTTAGCTTCTCTTTGCATTAAGTAATAAGTAACAAACTCAGATGTTAAACCCCTTTGCATAGCTGGATTGGTAGGTTGTCTTTTACCAAATCCATACTTAAACAACCAAGCAGACGGATTAATCATAAATTGCTGACCTGAAGAAAAACTATGACAATAATTCTTTTTTACCCAGTTATTCATTATTTAAACCTTTCTATACTTGCATTTATATTTGGTATATTTTTTTTACTATTGTCATTTTCAGGTGTGTACTTAATCTGTAGTAAAGATAGTAATTCACTATGTTTATATAAAGACTCAGATATATCGTGTATTTTTTTTACTATTGAACAAAGATTAGAATCTAGAATCTTCATATCTTCTTCAGATACAATCTTATTTTCTTCACATAAAAGTTTATAAGCAGTTTCTAAATTTTGATTTACACCTATAGTAAAATCATCACCTCTTAGTCTTCGTGCTATATCAAGTATAATAGTTTTACTATCTGCTAGTCTAACTAATTCACCTGTTGATTTTTCTTTCTCACTCATTATTTGCCTCCTTGTATTTTGTATAATATTCTCATTAAGTTTAATGATTTCCTGTCTTCTTTGCTTTTGTTCACACTACAATTAGTAACAAACAAAAAAGTAAAAATTAACAATAATCTCACAATAAACCTAAGTTCTTTTTGTATTCAACTATAGTTTCTCTTGCATTTTTATCATCAGGTTTTACTTCTAATATTGCAACACAATCTAGAAAATCATTTGTAATTTTAAGTTGTGCATTAATATTTTGTATTTGTTGATCGTAATTGTTTAATAATACTTTTAACACCTCATTATGTTCTTTAATAAGCTCAGGGTTTGTTTTTTCTAATTGTTCCATAAGTTCAAGAACCTTTGCACTTTGCTTATGGTACTTAGAAACTTCCTGAGTAGAAAAGTATTTAGTTAGTTTTAAAAAATTATCTCTTACATCAGATAATGTAGTTCTATTTGACATACATTAACCTTTATAAAATAATAATTTATAACCAAAATCTTGCATACATTTTCTAGTAAAAGCACCTTGTCTTTTTATCAAAGAAAAAGGTGGATTCTTTTCCCACATATCTTCACAAGTAGCTAAGTGATAGTAGTATTTACCAGCTAAATTTTTACCTGTATGAGGATCTCTACTAGCTTCAGGGTTTATCTTAGGTTTGTATGCACAGTTAGTTAATATCAAGA